TATCACCATTACTATCTACACCGTTAATATTGTAGTATAAAGGAGAAGAATGTTGAACAGTAGACATGAGGAACTGTTGATCGAACCAACGACCACTACGTTGTTCCATAAAGAAGTCATCTGTATCGTTTACTACATCTAGTATACGGAAACGAGTTCCTGAGTCTACTAACACATAGTTAAATAGAGAAGCAGTAGTAGTAGCAGAAAGAGTTGTGCGTAAGACTGACCAGTCCCAAGCATCCTCTATCTCTACTTTCACCACATTAACTAAATCTCCAATCAGTTTGGAGTATGGAGTTTCATTGACAGTAGTAACCTCGTTCTCACGAAGTCGTCTTAAAACTCTATTTACACATTCTAAGTATGTCAATTTAAAATCCCTTAATTATAATACAATTATACCACAATAGACTTTGTTTGTCAAGGTATTTATTACCACTTGACTTTATCAGCCCAGTATGCTGCAGACATTTTACCCTTAGCAATGTTAGATGCGTGACGAGCTTTGAATGACTTTTGCCTAGCTTTTTCACCAGGAGTACTAGGAGAAGATCCAGCACCACTAACGCCTTGTTGACCAAAGCGAATTAGTTTCTCTTTGTCGCCATCTTTTGCTAGAACAGCATGAGATTTAGTTGGATGACCAGGAGTACGTTTAGGTTTATTGTACCCAGCAAAAGTTTCTTGTCCTTTTTTAATTGGCATATTATTTCCTTAAAGTAAGGTACATACGTTCACCGATAACGAAGCTCATACAAGCTCCACTTAAATCTAATAGAATTAGAGTAATAGGTTCAGCAACTGAAGGAGTAAACACAGCAGTTACTGTAGCTAACCAAATAATGATAATTGCTATATACCTAAAGCTAGACCTTAAGTTAGTAACCCAAATAGAAGGTTCACCTGATGGTTTATCTATCTCTGCTAGAGCTTGTAGACGAGCTGTCTCTGCTTGCATAAGTTGTATGCGTTCAGCAACATTGACAGGATTACCTCCTGCCCCTTTTGTAAACTTAGCAAAGATACCACGAACACCATCTGTTAAAGCTGGAAGAAGTGCTGGAAATAAAACAGACCACATTATACAATCCCCTTTACATATTTACCTTTACCTTTGAGTGTGAGGATATTCCCACGCATACGAGGGTCAAATGATATATGAACCCAAGTCTTCTCATAGATTAGTTGGTCAAATTTAAGATTACTTTTACTTAAGATATTAGATATAGTAAGTGGAGTGTGACCATAGGCTGTGAAGTCTACAGCATACCCATAAGTATGTGACGAGTTGCTAGTGCCACCTACTTGACGATTAACATCAGGACTGCGGTAGCCGCTATTGATAGTGATAGCCACATTGCCTAGTATCTCTCTCACCTTCTCCATATAAAAAGCAGTTGTGCGTAGTACTTCTATTACTTCTTTAGATGGTACATTATCTAACTTAGTATTAGTAACTGTAAGTTCTGCAAGAGAAAAGTGAGGTGTCAGTTGCATTTAGTGTCCTACAATATACCTAGAGATGTAAGATATAACAGCACCAATTAATGAGGCTATCATCATGCCAGCCCAGAATCCACCTCGACCCTTATTGGCTAAGGCAAGTAGTTCATCTAGTGCATTTTCCATCTTGTCTATCTTCTTCTCAAGCATTTCTACTTTAGCTATGAGCTTACCATATTCAACTGAGTCTAGGATTTCGGACATTATCTTCTCTTATAGTAAATTTATTAAAACAAAACCTAATGCACCACCTAGAACTGTAACTACTAAATCCCAAGTATCAGGAGTGTGTATAGCTTTGTTCAAATAGTCATATACTTCTTTTGCTGTAGCAATTATTGAAACTACTACTGTAGAATACCAACCTATGAATGGTGTCAATACTGCTGCAATAATTAAGCCACTAATAAAGTGCATTTGTTTATCTGCAGGAATACCACAAGGTATATATAATTTACCTAGTAGGGTATTTACTTTAGAAATTAGTTTTTCAATCATTAGTCTATCCTTTTAATTAGAAAGTAAATGTACCTGAACCAGCAAATTTATAATATCTATAACCACCTGTTACACTTACAGTAGCACCTGTAGCTTCTGTAGCTGCTCTAATTGTATCAGGATATCTAATAAGAACTACACCAGCTTCACCACCACCACTTGTATTATAGGAGTTATTACCACCTGCACCACCACCACCTGAGTTTGGATAACCACTTCCTGAAGCATTGGCACCATTAGCAGCACCTGCAGCACCACCTCCTAAACCTCCTGCATACCCTCCAGTCACCGTAGCAGTACCACCTCGACCACCACCACCACCAAAGTAGCCTCCTTGTCCATAAGAAGCAAATGCAGCATAGTAACTACCAGCAGCACCTGCACCTGAACTAGCTCTTACAGTACCTCCAGCAGCAGTTACAGAGAAGGCAGATGAAGTACTACCTGAAGCAGGAGAAGGATATCCACCACCACCAGCACCTACAGTTATAGTATATTGTGTACCTGCACTTATACCTAAAGATGCATTATATGTTGAAGCAGCTCCGCCACCACCATAGTTATTACCACTATGTAAACTACCACCGCCACCACCACCGCCTACAACTAGTAAAGTAATAGTAGGAGTAGTAACAGTACCAAAAGCATCCCATACATCCATAACTGGATTATACCACTCAGGTCTACCTAGAGAAGTATTATAACGAATCATACCATTACTACCAGTAGGTCTTTGACCAGTAGTACCTGCAGGTAGTAGGAGAGCAGTTGCTGAGGAGTTACTAGCTACGTTACCAGTTAAGTTACCTGTAACATTACCTGTAACATTACCTGTAACATTGCCAGTTACGTTACCAGTTACATTACCTGTAATCCCATTTGTTCCGTCTAAAACTATAGCCATTATGCTACTCCTTTAGGATACTTAGCCTTAACTGCTAGGCAAGCATCTATGTATGCTTGTTGTTGTGCTGTGTCACCTTTAACTACTGCATCTAAGTAGTCAGTCATTGGTGGGTATTCTGCTGCTCGTTTAGCGATGTATGCTATTGCATCTATGTCTGCTTGAACTAAGGCTAGGTCGTATTCAACGATATTCTCATTTTTGTCATAAGCAATGTCACCACGAAGAGTAACAATGTTTGGATATACTTTAAATATAGAGTGCATCATGCTGCTATCTCCATTAGTGTTAATGATGAATATGTAGAGCCATATACAAGAACTGAAGAGCTATTGTTACACTTTACTTGTATTTTATAAGTGGTAGCTGAAGTAGTTGCTGGACTATCAAGATAATTATTACCGCTAGTAGTAATTGCCTCAGTTAATGTATTGAAATACGGATTACTTGATACAAGTACTGTAGAATTTCTTAAAAGTTGCATTGGCGCATCTTTAATTGAAGCTCCTGTTTGGCTAGTAGATGCCGAATAAAAAACAAGTATCTTACTTGTTGCAGATGTAGGAGTAATTGAAAGCGTTAATCCAGTATCTATAAAAGTAGATGATGATGTAGTTGTATTTGATGCACCTGTTAAAGTTACCACTTGCAACACACTACCTGTAGGCAAAGCAGCTTTAGGTATAGATTGACCGCTAGATGCTGTGGTAATCATAGTGCCACTTGTCGTAGGCAAAGTGATAACCGTAGACCCTGCTACTGCTGGTGCTTGTAAGGTAATGCTACCGCTGGTATCTCCAGCTAAAACCGCTGCACTCATTATGCTACTCCTCTTATTACATTACGAGCTTCAGCCCTTAACGCACGAACGGCTGTTGTGTCTTTGTCGTAGTCTGCTGTCATCATAAAATCTGTAGATGCTAGGTAAGCTAGTGCCTCTTGACGCTTGGCTTCTTTTATTTGCTCTTGTTCAACTAAAGCTAGGTCGTATGTAACTTGATTACCATCAGAATCAAAGGCTATGTCATCTCTAATACTAATAATATTAGGATATAATTTGTAAATAAATGAATGTATCATGCTGCTATCTCCATTAGTGTAATTGAAGAAGTTCTATATAAAGCCACCATAGGACTTGTCCATCCACTTAATCCAGTACTTATTTGAATTTTATAAGTAGTAGCAGAAGTTGTTGCTGGATTATCAATTAATTGAATAGGAACTCCACCACCATTAACAGTAGGAAAATAAGAAACTGTACCACTCCATCCAAGTCTAGGCATACCATTATTTAAACCTTGGTCTGCATAATTAGAAGTATCTAATATTGAAGTACTTCCTCTAACTACATTATAGAATTCTCCAGCATAGCCACCAGCACCATATCCTCTATATCCACCAACTACTCCGTGCAAGTTAAGAGTAACTAAAATAGTACTTGTAGCAGAAGTTGGAGTAATAGAAAGAGATAATCCACTATCTACCATAGTGCTAGATGCTGTAGAAAAATAAGCTCCCAAAGAACCATTGACCACTTGTAATATTTTGCTTGGAGCTATGTTATTGCCATTTACAGTCAATGCACCAGTTACTGCTGCACCTGCTGATGTCACAGCAATCTTAGTAGAGCCACCACTCTGTAAATTTAATACACCACTATTATCAGGGGTTGTAATTAACCCCCCTACTCCAGCCGTTGAAGCATCAATTGTCGTTGCCATATCTTACCCCTATTAAAGTATTACCCAACGACTACCTGATGGGACTGTGACAGTTACACCACTTGCTACTGTGATTGGTCCTGTGGACATCGCATTGCTACCAGTAGCTATTGTGTAGTTAGCTGAGATTGTATTACTATGTTCAAATAAACCTTTAGATGTAGTGTTACCACTAGCTGCTGTATTAACCCAAGCAGAACCATTGTAAGATAAAACTTGACCACTAGAAACAGAAGTAATAGTTACATCAGATAAATCATCTAAAGCAGGAGTTACATTAAGTGTAGCCCAAGAAGAAGTAGAACCATCAGTAGTTAAATACTTACCACTATTCCCTGTTTGTGAGGGTAGTGCATCTACTGTGCTCCAAGAGGTAGCCGTACCATTTGTAGTAAGGAATTTACCGCTATTACCTGTTTGACTTGGTGTGTAACTTGCAGCAGTTGTAGCTGAATTGGCTGCGTTTGTAGCACTTGTAGCCGCATTACTTGCTGAAGTAGAGGCTGCACTAGCAGAGGTAGAAGCATTTGAAGCTTGTGTAGTAGCTGTTGTTGCACTACCTGTAGCAGATGTAGCTGAACTAGCTGCATTCGTAGCTGATGTTGCTGCATTAGATTCTGAGGTAGCAGCAGCACTTGCACTAGAACTTGCATTAGTGGCTTGTGTAGTAGCAGTAGCAGCTGATGTAGAGGCACTAGAAGCAGATGACGCTGCATTAGTAGCTTGAGTTGTTGCTGTTGTAGCTGAACCACTAGCTGACGTTGCACTTGTTGCAGCATTAGTAGCAGAAGTAGAAGCTGAAGTAGCAGCAGTATTAGCAGTAGAAGCACTAGATGCTGCATTGGTAGCACTAGTAGACGCTTCACTTGCTTTAGTTGTAGCTGTCGATGCACTAGCAGTTGCAGAAGTAGCAGCTGTTTCAGCATTAGTTTCAGCTAACTCAGCAGCAGTCTGTGCTGTTTCAGCAGCAGTTTCACTAGAAGCAGCATTAGATGCACTTGTAGAAGCAGAGTTAGCATTAGTTATTGCAGTAGTTGCAGATGTAGCTGCACTAGTAGCTGAGGTACCTGCAGCAGAGGCACTAGAAGCAGCACTTGTAGCAGAGGTACTAGCAGCAGTAGCAGAGGTAGCAGCAGTTGCCGCACTGGCTGCAGAAGCCGTAGCACTATCTTGTGAATCAATAGCTGCAGCAATCGCTACAGCAGAGGTATTGGAGGTATCTGCTGTTGCATCTCCACTACCACCTTCACCTCTATATATAGCCATAACTAGTCCTTAAAGATTGATTTTACTGCTACTTGTTTTTCTTTTACTAAACCTTCAGGTGCTTTAGCTTGAGTTTTTGGTTCTACGAATTCGTACTGAGGGTGCTTATGCATCTCAACAATATCATGCTCATGCTCAAAGGAAACTATTGTACCTGATACTAAACATTTGAATTGTGCCATTTGATATTCTCCGTGGTTAAATAATTATGCAAAAACCCCCTACCCTAAGAATCGTGTGGGTAAGAGGTTTAAACCTAATTACTTATTAGGCTGGAACAGCTAATGCAAAGCAAGCGTTGTCACGTAGCTCTTTAACACCGTACAATGTATCAGCAGTGTATAGAGTACCTAAGTATTCTTGTTTGTATTGAGTTTGTGAACGAACACCTTGTTGTTCAACCAACACGGCAGCATCTTTGTGACCTAGTAAAGCGATACGAGCACCACCAGTAGCAGTATCACAGTTGCTTGATACAAATACAGGGATACCATACAAGTTACCGATTTCACCATTGCGGATTGTGTTGCCATTACCAACTTCACCAACGAAGGCTTGTTCAGTGTAGCGAGATAAACCCATCAATGTGTTACGTGCTGAAGGAGGAATCAAGAAGAAACGACCATCCATAGGAACATCGTTGTCATCTAAACGTTGGATTGTACGACGGATAGCAGCATCAGTTAATGCAGAAGCATTGCTTGAACCTGATGTGTAAGCAGTAGTACCGTCACCACCGATGTAAGCACCACCGTAAGTAACACCAGAACCACCGTTGAAAGTACGACCTAATTGGATCAAGGAAGTATCAACTTGTTTAGATAAAGCATAACCAGCATCTTCAGTGTAGAAACGACGAAGAGATGATAAAGCTTGTACTTCTGTAATATCTTCAATCAAACGTGAGTATTCGTAGTGTTTATCTACCAATACGTTCACTTCTGTTTCAGTAGCTGCTTGTAGAGTTACTTGTGTTTCAGCAGCTTTAAGAGAAGCTACACCACGAGTAGGAGAAGGGATATGGATAGTATCACCTTTCTTACCAGAGAAAGACATTTTCTTAAATAGGTTAGCTGCTACAAGAGATTTCTTATAAGCAGCGATAATCTCATCACTCCAAATTTCTGGGATGAAGGATGCGCCTGTAGTATTTGTTACGTGATTTGAGCCTAAAGCCATTTTGTAAATCCTTTTCTAAATTGTTTTTATATTACCCTGTTCTCTCGATAGGCAATCATAATTTCGTTTGCCATGCTATCGTATCGATCAGGATCGGTTTGCATAAGTTTAATAATATCGCTTCGACGATATTTCTTTTTTGATGTAGCTTCAGTAGCTCCTGATGTCCCCATATCTGCCGATTTAAGTTGTTGCTCTCGGTCTAATTTAGAGGTATCAGTTACTTTCTTAGTGTACTCCTGACGTTCAATCCAAGTAGAAAGTAGTTCATCAGCAGAGTCAAAATCATAATCATTCTGTGCCCTGTTGTATAACTCTATTCGTACTTTTGATCCATTTACCCAATTACCAAATTCTTGGCTTGTTGCAATTTCACGGAAGTTAGGATACTTCGTAGCAATCTTATTTTGGACTGCTGCTTGTTTCATAGCTATAGACTGTTGTTTAGCATCCTTGATTGCTGGATGTTCATCAATAGCCCGTTTAGTTGCTTGTATAGGATCACTATAAAAGTCGTCATCACTAAGATCTGTTTCTACATCTGTCTGTAAGTTTCTAGAAGTTTGCGTTTTAATAAAGTCATCTACTGTTCGACGTAGTTCGCCTACTTCATTACCTTGTTTACCAATAAGCTTTTCACTTTCTTGGTGCATTGCGATAATATCTTTTAGCGATTTGTTACGGTATTTCTCTGGTAGATCGTCTACAACCTCATCTGGTTTACTAGCTGAGGTATCTAAAGTTTCCGAGTTGTCAATACTATCAATTGAGTCAGTCTCTAGATCATTAATTAAAACTTCATCTATTACTTGTGCCATATTAAGTCTCCTGTGCATATAAGCATTTTAGGAAAGGAACTAGTTACTTGGCTATCGTAGCTAATCTCTTGGGGTAGCAGCCATTCTGTGCTTTTTTTCCCAAGCAGCTGCTGCACCTGGAAAGCTACCTGAGTATCCTTCTAATGAAATAGTAGGTGTGCTAATCATTCGAGTAGCTTTACTATTGCATATAGAACACTCAGTGTATTCTGTTGTATTATCTACGTACCGTTCGTCTGTATGATCACAAACAGTACACTTAAAATCAAGCATTATCCGCATTAAGCAACTCCTCATAGGCTTGTTCTGATACTTGTTGTAGAGAGAGAATCCACTGTAAGATATCTAGTTGACCCTTACGTTTATGGAACCCCTCAAAGTTATCAGTACTACTTATCTGGTTTGTTGCTTCATACATCTTTTCTACATCTTCTATTAGATCTTTCCACCCTTTAGAAGACATCGTACTAAATCGTTCTTCATAATAATCTTGCAATTCTCTATCCAAACTATTGCACCTTTTCTAAAAATGTGTTATAATAGCTCTACTTATATAATGATTATACCATAAGATTATTTAAAAGTCAAGGATTATTTTTATTATTCATTTGCATCTTGACAATCTCTCTATTTTGTGCACTATCTACTGCTTTTAGATTAATAGTTTTCTCTTTTAGTAGGAGATCAGCAACTTTAACACGACGTTCAAACTCTCTATCGTCACCTTGACCTGCATCTAGGTTAGTAGATAGAGCTGCAACTAGTTTAGCTTTTACTACTTCTGGTTCTAGTTGTGTTTCAACTGCTATTTGTTGAGCTTCTGCTTGTTGTTTGCCTGCTTTAGTATTAAGATCTGCAGTTTGTGCTGCCACTAGACCCATTTGTAGCTGTGCTTGCTGCATTTGCATCTGTTGTGCCTGTGGATCTGGTTGTTGTGCTTGAGCTAACTGCTGTAATAGCTGAGTTTTGTTAGCTAAGTTAGAAGTTTCTAGGACACCCTGCATTAAAATAGGTAATAGAGGACTATCTGGACCTAGAGTCTTCATTAAATTGATGAATTGTTGTTGTTCTACTTCTCGAGCTAACATACCTAGAGTAGAAGAAGGAATAAACTTCCAATCTTGTGTCTTAAAGTGCTCAGGATCAAACTGCATGAACCTCCAAGCTGCCTTCTCTACGAATGGAATAAGGAAACTGTCTTGGAAATTGACTAAAGTACGTTTATTTTTCTTGATAATAGCAGAAAGAGCAAACGACATATTAGCACCTTCAGGTTGAGTCTGCATTGCTGCAGTATCCATAGTACCTGTAGCTTGTAATAACATCTGTTCGAACTGTTGTGCTGTCTGAATGTTAGCACCATCTACTGAACCAAACTTAAATGGCATCAAGATTTCTTGAGGATTACCATTAGTAAGAATAGTTTTACCTGGACGTACTTCAAACTTACTACCACGAGGTAGACGAGTAGCGTCCATAGCCATCATAGGCACGGTTGCAAGGGCTAAACTATCTAAGTGGCTACGTAGTTGTGCATCGATAGCCTTCTGCATGTTGTAGCCCTTCTCTGCAACGCCACGACCCCAGAAACGATTAGGAATAGTATCATCTTGATAGGCTACTACAGGACGATCTTTCATCATGTAAGGAGATTTCTCTGCTTTTAGAAGAGAGTGTTCATTAGCAATTACTACTACTGCTTCTACTAGATCACCATACTCTTCCATTAACTCACTTACTTCACCAGACTCATCCTCATCACCAAATAAACTAACAATATCTCCATCTTCTTTAAGAGCAGATTCTAGTAGATTTTTAGGAACTAGACCGTAGTAACGTAGTACTCGGATCTTATCATCAGTATACTCTGTATCAATAAAACTAGCTTCTAGATCACTGTCTGGAGTAGAGTCATCACCTAAGTCTTTTACATCACGGTAGATACCTTGATTAATAGCTTGAGCTACTGAGTGTGCAGATACAAACTCTTCAATAGCCACACCCATAGCATCTTCAATAGAAGTAGCATTAGGATCTATAAGGAAGTTCTGAGGATTAACTGGACGTAGAGCTACTCGTACTTTCTCTACTTCTTGTACACCAATAGCAGATACATCTAAACCTTCAATAGGTTGAGTGGTAGGGTATAGTTCTTTAGTCTTCTTAACAGTAATCTCACCAATACCTGTACCATAGATAGAAGCTAGGAGGATTACATCACCTACTGCTTTACGAACCTTATTCTTCTTGAAACATTCCTTCATGTAGCGTTTCATGTACTCTACATCTGCAGGGTTCTGATCTTCCATGTCATCTTCAATATCGAATAGATAATCACCTTGACCAAAGACTGCTTCTTCTATCTCTGCTGTATGGTTCTCAATAGCTTGTTGTAGAGCAGGAGAAGTAATACGACTACGCTCTGAGTCCCTTACTTTATCTTCAGCAGCCCAGATACCACGCCATAAGCGTTCGTATTCTTTCCAATCAGATAGATAATTATCATCTCGATGATCTCGCCATTCGGAAACATTATCGTTAATCCAATCTACTAGTTTATTAGAACTCATTTTAATATCCTGTTATGTTATCTAAAGGTTCGTACTGCTCTTCACTTTCGTAATCGTGAAAGTATTCTACTATCTGTATCTGATCTATGTATGCTACCGCATCAATTAAGTCATCATGCAACTGGGAGTTAGGGAAGTTGACTAGTTGATCAATAAATTCATTGTTCCAAGCCCCATAGTTTAACGAGACCTTTCCGTGTTCAAAGCGACCTTGGAGAGCCCAGACAATTCGATCTGTTTTCTTTTGGTTACCATGTGTAACGTCATCAATCCTAAAGTAGTGATTGTGCCTACGCATAAGGTCAGTAAGGTAAGGTAATGCTGCATTCTTTAGACTCCCCTTTTCAATACCTACAGCTACAGGTTCATACTTAACAACTGCAGACATTATCTGAGAACAAGTCTCTTTAATATCCCACCTACCGTGGAGTACATCAGCAATCCACCAACCACCATCATGTACCTTAACTACAGCAATCGCTGTCTCATCCAGCTTTTTATTCTTGTTACCTGATTCTCTATCCACATTGATAAAACCAGCCAAGTCAACAGCAATGAAATAACGACCTTCACTAGGCTCTTCTTCATCTATATGTACCCACTCTTCTTTAAATAAATCTCGTGATGCAGCTTCAAACGAAGCCATAAACTCTTGTCTAAACGCAAAGCTAGACATAGACAACTTAGCTGCTTCAATCTCATCCTTCGGTAGGAGAGGATTATCATAAGAAGTGTAGTGGAACGACTTCCAGTCAGGATCCTTTTCTCCCTCACTGTACTTAAACAGTTCGTAGAAGTGGTTCCTACCTTTAGGAGTACCAATAAACAAAGCACCACCTCGAACGTCTGCTAGAGCTGGTCTTAAGATCTGTTCGAATACCTGAGGTTTCATGTCAGCGTACTCATCGATCACTACATATGCTAAACCTACACCCCGAAGAGTATCTGGTCTATCAGAGCCCTTGAGATAAATCTTACGACCATTAACAAGAGTTAACACCGAAGTGTTCTCGTGGGCAGATGCTGTGACATCTCTAGCTATCTCTTTAAGAAGAGACCAGAGAATATCCCTAGCTTGCTGATAAGTAGGTGCTACGTAGAACACATCCTTTTCAGTACTCTTTAGTGCCTCAATGATCAAGGTCCAAGCTGCTAGACGAGACTTACCAAAGCGTCGACCTGCTGCTACTACTTTGAACCTATGTGGATCGTTGAATATCTCTAACTGTTTTTCGTGTAACTTAACCTGTAGATTTGCCATAGATTAGAAGGAGAATCCACCTTGGATCATAAGGTCATAACCTTTTGGAGTTAGTCTACCAGAAGCATCTACAAATCCATTGTCAGATAGTTGTTTGTGAAATTGACCATAGACTTCAGGAGTCTTAGAGTAACCATCATACTTAACGCCAGCATTCATAGAGTTACTTCTATCTACCATAGGAATCTGGAAGGAAGTATCTAGAGACTTATCAGTAGCATTCACTTGGAATCCATCTCCTTGGTAACTACCATATACATTTGTAGGACTACCTATTTGTTTAGAAGCTCCTACTGTTCCGATAGGAGTGTCATATGAAACATCTCCTTGTAGAACTCTATTAGTAAGATCTCCGAGAACAGAGAGTGACATATTGCCTAGTCTTTTAGA